CTCGACCAGGCGCTATACATCTGGAACGACTGGTCTAAAGAAGCCCCGACTAAATACCCCGGTGAGCGTGAGATTTATACGCAATGGCAGAGCTTTAAGTCTGACAAAGCCAACTCGGTCAAGCTGGGTAGCCTATTCCATATCGCCAAGCGTCACGGCTGGGTACGCCCTGCTGTGGATGTGACCGAATTGTTTAAGAATCACGTTAAGCTGTCCGCACCCGAACAGGTGTTAAAAAGTCTTAACCCACCAGCTCCCCGCGCCGACTTATCCCTCTTTCCCTCTGTCCTTGCTACTCGCGCAGAACAAATCAGCATTACAGTAGGCTGTGACCCGATGGTGCCGCTATTCGCTGGACTTGCTGCCGTATGTGGTGCAGCCAACGCACAATCGCGCCTTGAACTAAAGGAAGGGTTCAAAGTGCCTCCTGTGCTATGGCTTATGACCATCGGTGATCCTGCCGACAAGAAAACGCCAGGCTCTAAGCCTATGTTCGATACGCTGCGTCAGCTTGAGCTGGAGGATCGACCACGCCATAAAAAGGCTATGCTGGATTGGGAAGGTAAAGAGGCTATGTACGCATCAGCACATAAAGCTTTTATTCAGTTCAACGAGTCACCTGAAGCCCTGTTAGGCGGTCAAGCCCCGGCTGTACCGGATCTGCCCCCGCAACCCGTACCGTTGCGCCTTGTGGTGTCCGATGTCACCAGTCAAAAGCTAATCCGATTGGCTGCCGACCGACCCGAAGGTATATTGTGCGCCCTCGATGAGATGGCAAACTGGCTTAACAAGATGACCGACCGCACCAGCGGTGAGGATCGTTCAGCCTGGACAGTCAGCTACGAAGGCGCGTCTTACGATATGGATCGAGTCGGTGCCGGTACAATTCGCGCCGATAACTTGGCTATATCGATTTATGGCAACGTGCAGCCCCGGGTGCTACGCGAGTCGTTGAGCAAAATGACCAGCGATGGTCAGCTACAGCGGTTCGTCCCTGCTATCCTGGACGGATGCCACGCGGTCAAGGGTAAGCCGATCCCCGCGTACCTACGCAACGATGCAGCATGGGAACAGGCAATCCGCGCTATATTCAGCCTCCCGCCTATGACGTACCATCTGACATCGGAGGCGGCTCAAGTCTATGACGAATTCCAGGACTGGTACCATTTCCGCAAGCTGGATGAGCGACTCCTACAATCGGATGAAGCCTTTATGACCGCTTTCGGCAAGCTCGAAGGGCTTACAGGGCGTATCGCCCTAATTTTCCACCTTATAGAAGCCCCGTTTGAGCCTTATGTGACCGGCGACCTTATGCGCCGCGCTACCATGTTCGCCAAGTCTTATGTGATCCCTGCTCTACGCGCTGCCCTGACCGATATAGGCGGCTCGTCATCCCTTGAGCGATGGGTACACGACTGGATCATTCAGCACGCGGACAAACAGACTGTGACCATGTCCGATATTAAACGGGCAGGGCGGCGGCAGCTTGACCATATCCATCCGAATCAGCACGAAGCGCGTGTAATGGTCGCCATGATCCCGCTTGAAGATGCTGGGTATATCCTGCGCCTGGATGACCTGACCAGCACGCACCGCGCACAATGGGCAATTAACCCGGCACTAGTGGATCAGCACGCCGATTACCGGCGACAAGTGATCGAGGCGAAGCAGCGGCAGCTTAATGAGATTTACCAGCTATCGAGTAAAGAGAAGCCGAAAGTATATGGCAACAAATAAAAAAGCCCCCGTAAAGGGGGCTTCCTGCTTTTGTAGCGCGTTTTTATGCGCTGTGTGTAGTCCTATGATGGGTAAACAACTTATCACGCGCTAATTTCACCGCTGCAACGGCTTCCGCTAGATCATCAAACGATCCGATATGAATTCTTTTCCAATTATGCCCAACCATAGCAACCCATTGTTGCTGTTTCTTGTGCCAATGTACGCCACGAAAACCGGATTTATTGTTGGCGTGTAGTCTTTGATTTTCGGAATTTCGTTTTTGTTCTGTGACGCGCAAATTGGCGATTCTATTGTCGGATGGGTTGCCGTTTATGTGATCCACCACCCCATCAGGCCACGATCCGTAAACGTACAACCACGCCAACCGGTGCGCTCTATACAATTTTGCGCTAATTGATATGTTTACATATCCCCTAGCGGTCACGCTTCCGGCAACATCCCCTGTATTGGTTCTTATCGATGGTTTAATGCGCCACTTAAAAACGCCAGTTTCAGAACAATAGTCCAAAACGCGCACAAGTTGCGCCTGTGTTAAACTTTGCGTAGTCATTTGATACCCTATTATCAAGTTGATTAGAATCCCCGCTTACGCGTCAACGTGGCGGGGATTCGTCATTGTATCACTTGTGGGCAATGTGATCATGGATCGAAGGCGCAAACGTCTCCAGTAGCGATAACAGCGTCACGATGCGATGCGCTGACGTGCTAGGGGCACGCGCCCCTGTTTTCCAAGCGTATAACGCGGACTTTGTGACGCCGAGAATGTCGCACAAGCGGGCGTCCGTGATTTCATGGCGATCCTGGTAAGACAGGATAAACGCGGCTTTAGATAATTCGTACATGGTCACACCTTGAGAATGATAGATAAAAGAAACGCTAGAACAGCGGCAATGGTGGCGATCATATTGTGCCCCCTTAATCTGATGGCGCGGTGAGCAGGTTTTCCGCGAAAAACATCTCATCCGTCAGATTCTTACAGGTGCGCGGGTAACGAATCCACAATGTGAGCGCCAAGCGTGCCATATCATCATCGGATAACAGGGACAGACGGTACGCGAGTTCGTCGATACGAGTCATTTTTCACCCACTAGCTTGCGGATCTGGTTCACCTGTACATTGTCAGGACAAGGGGCATTATCTAAAAGGTACTTAACGGCTACATCAAGCGCAGCGATACGCTCGGCCTTAGGGTCACGCCTGGCTGATTTAGCTTTAGGCTTTACCGGTGCATCATCAACCCCGGAAATATAGTCCGGGTTCGCATCCTCTACGCACAAGGGCACGAGTGGGTCATATTGTGCTGCTGGCTGGCAGTTGAGCGGATGCGATCCTGCGACAGAGTAAACCGATGTCAATCGGACGTTGCGCTCCTCAAACAGGCGCACATATTCTGCCGTGCTCATGCCTGGTTCATAAACCAGGAAAACCCGGGCACGATCCCGTGCCGATGGTTTGGGTATCGAATGAACCGGCGGTTTTACCTTGGCGAGCTTATCCTCAACCTTGGCGAGATTCTTAGGGCGCACCAGGGCGCGGAAGTTACCAGACTGAATTTGTACGAAGTTAGTCATTATTATTCTCCCTGTTAAATCCAGCGATGGTTGAGAACGTACCCTGCGCGATCCTCACCGGCGAACACGGCAGCCGACAAGTTATAGACAAGCTCAAAGCCCATGTCTGTACCGCATCCATTCAGGATCAACCCGCCACGCTTGTTGTCCGCCTTGTATCCGATGGCTTTACCTGCCCAATAGGATAACCGCACAGGTTCATTGTTGCGGATAATGTACGCATCGATAGAACGGCGCATCCCGCTTGCTGTCACATGGCGCAACACAGTGTAAACAGTATCGCCGGGTTTGATCATATCGCGCAGTTTTGCGATGGCTTCGAGTTTTTCAGTTTTCGTGGTCATAATAGATTACTCCTTACATTGTGAAAGATGACAGATTACAGGACAAAGTAGGCGAACATCGCCAGGGTTACAACAGAACAGAACAGCAGAACGAGATTGTTCTCTCGTTTGACATTGTGACGGGCTTTGATGGTAAGCGGATTCATGATTACGTTACTCCTTACAGGCATTTACAATAAAATTCATTACCGAACTGGTCAACGAGATAGGCATTTTCGCTACCCATTTCCTCAATGGTGACAGCGCCGGATCTGATCCATTCAAGCATTGTGCGAATGCTGATCTCTTTCGGATAGTTTTTCATGATTACTTTACTCCTTACTGGTTTGTATGTTTCACATTGTAGACAAGGCTTTTCACAATGTCAACATTTATTTTTAATCCACTTCAAAGGGCGATCAGAAACGCGGGAAGCAATGCCCAGTAGTTCTAGCAAGCGCATGGCATCGATCACGAGCTGGTCACGATAAAATGGCGGTTCGTTTTCCAGGGCTCGGCGCATCGATCGTTTGAGGTTGCTGACTGTCAACTGTTCCTCAGGTAAACGATAGGCAAAGTGTTGGATCAGTCTTTGTTCGAGTGTTGAAGGTTGCATGATTGTTCCTTGTGTCAAGTGTGACATGATTCTAGCACATCTTTCTGGATCTGTCACATCTCTGTGTCAACTGTTCCTCAAAACAGGGATAAGGGAAAATGGATAAATCTAGAAAAAGGACTCTTTTTAACCCCCCTTGCCTGCGGAGGGACAGTTGACACAATCGTGTGACAAAAGACAAAGTGAACCTTTTTCCTTTTCACATTGTGGAATCCCCACTCCTTCCCTGTCACATGGGCGCACATTGTCAAAATGGTCACGTTGGCATGGTCACATTGTAATGACCTGGTTACATTGTGATTCTTTGCCCATCTTAGTTGAGTGCGCCAACTGTTCCTAGAATCAGGGAAATTCCGGATTCCGGGTTGAGGGGGTGGGGTGGGTCCCGTGGGAATGGGTCAATGGCAGTAAGGTACCGCGAACAAAATTTTTTATTTTTTATTTGATCTTGACAATGTGAACAATGTACTCACTTGACTTCAATCCCCCCATGTGATACATAGAAGCACACACAACAGTGGCGCACATGATGCAGATGACACAATCAGTCGAAATACCCTCGTGGATGATCCAGCCCATTCCAGAACCCAGCTCAACCAAGGAGCTGCTGGAAACGCGCTTTGAAAATTTTTTTGAAACTGTGCTCAATAAGATCGCACAGGGAATAAATCTAAAAGAGATCCTGCGAGACGACCAGCGTGATTTCGATTACACGCAGCTCTTAAGATGGATTCATAAAGATCCGCAGAGGAAGTCGAGATACTATGAGGCTCAGGAGATTGGCAGTGAAATGATCGCCGCTGAGATCCTTGAGATTGCCGATGGACAGGATGGCCTAGAAGATGTCCAGCGCAGTAAGTTGAGAATCGACTCGAGACAGTTCCTGATTAAGACTTGGAACCGTAAGCGGTATGGCGATATTAAGACGCTGGAAGTGAACCAGAATATATCGATCACGGCTGCGCTGGAGCAGGCTCAGGCTAGGTTGCCTGGTCGAGTGATTGACATTGAGGACATCGAGTAATGCAGAAGCCGATATATAGCCCGGATGATGAGCAGCTGCTAATGTCGCAGCTGTGGTCGCCGCAGCTGAAGGATGACCCAGAGAGTTTCGTTCTGTTCGCGTTCCCGTGGGGACAGAAGAATACGCCGCTGGAGAAGTTCGATGGGCCGCGTAAATGGCAACGGCAGATTCTGCGGGACATTGGTAAACACCTTCGTGAGAACAAGGATGCGGATGTCATGGAGGCGCTGCGGGAGGCTGTAGCGTCTGGTCGGGGTATTGGTAAGTCTGCGCTGGTGAGCTGGCTGATCCTGTGGATGCTGACGACGCGGATCGGTTCGACTGTAGTGGTGAGCGCCAATAGCGAGAACCAGCTACGGACCGTGACTTGGGGTGAGCTGACTAAGTGGAGCACGATGATCATTAACGCCCACTGGTGGGAGATCAGCGCGACCAAACTCGTACCGGCTGCATGGCTGACTGAGCTAGTCGAGCGTGATCTGAAGAAGGGTACGCGTTACTGGGCAGCAGAAGGGAAGCTCTGGAGCGAGGAGAACCCTGATAGCTACGCCGGTGTTCACAACCATGACGGGATGATGGTGATATTCGATGAGGCAAGCGGTATTCCTGATGGTATTTGGTCGGTTGCGGCTGGTTTCTTTACAGAGAACATCCTTGACCGTTACTGGTTCGCGTTCTCAAATCCTCGTCGGAACACGGGGTACTTTTTTGAGTGTTTCAACTCTAAACGCGACTTTTGGCGTGGGCGGCAAATTGACTCGCGGACCGTCGAGGGGACGGATAAAGGCATTTATCAGCAGATCATCGATGAATACGGGGAGGACTCTATCCAAGCGCGGGTGGAAGTTTATGGTGAGTTTCCGTCGGCAGGGGATGATCAGTTCATTTCGCCGAGTAGTGTCGAAGCTGCCTTTAAGCGCGAGAAGTACAAGGACATAACTGCACCTATTGTGATCGGGGTTGACCCTGCACGGGGTGGTAACGATGCCACGGTGATCGTGGTGCGCCAAGGTCGTGACCTGATCGCCATCAAGCGGTATCGCGGTGAGGATACGATGGAGGTGGTGGGTCGGGTAATTGACGCCATCGAGGAGTACAAGCCGACACTGACCGTGATCGATGAGGGCGGCTTGGGCTATGGCATCCTAGACCGGCTTAACGAGCAGCGTTATAAAGTTCGGGGCGTAAATTTTGGCTGGAAGTCATCAAACCCTAGAGTTTATAAAAATAAACGTTCCGAAATGTGGGGAGATATGAGAGAATGGTTGAAATCAGCCAGTATTCCAGTCGATCGACAACTGAAATCTGACTTGACTGGTCCAGCCATGAAGATTGATTCTTCTGGTGCCATTCAGCTAGAAGGAAAGAAAGAAATGAAATCACGAGGGTTAGCTTCACCGGATGCCGCTGATGCATTGGCTGTAACCTTCGCGTTTAGAGTCGCAAATCGTCAAGAGCGTGTTGACAAACCCCCTCGTAAGATTTACGACAGAGCAATGATCAGTACATCATGGATGGGATCGTGAACATAATTACCCGCAAACAAGCTATCGATCAAGGCTTACCGCGTTATTTTACCGGTAAACCTTGCAAGCACGGTCATGTTGCTGAACGATATGTTTTGAACTGGACGTGTGTGACCTGTCATGGTCTTAAATGTGCCGAGTATCAACCAAAATGGCGGGCAGCAAACCCTCACAAAGCCGTAGAGTATGGTGAAAAATACGCTGAAAAACACAAAGCTAGGAATAAAGAATGGCGTAAAAAGAACCGAAATCGGTGTGCTGAGACACAGCGTGCATGGAACGCCAAAAATCGTGAAAAACGTAATGATTTAAGTAGAAAATGGCGATCTGAAAATCATTCAGTAATGATCGCTCATGTCAAAAAACGCAAATTGGACAAACTTAACCGAACACCGGTATGGTTGACTGATGATGATTTCTGGATGATGAGCGAAATGTATCATTTAGCTGAAATCAGAACAAAAATAACCGGTATTGTGTGGCACGTTGATCATGTGATACCGTTACGTGGAAAGACTGTGTCTGGATTCCACGTTCCTTCTAATCTGCGTGTAATCACCGCGCAAGAAAATATGAAAAAAGGAAACCGCTATGCCCCTCGTTAAAAGTGCAAGTAAAGCCGCGTTCCGTAAAAATGTCGCCGCTGAGGTAAAATCCGGTAAACCGGTTGACCAAAGCGTCGCTATTGCATACTCCGTGCAGCGTAAAGCTGCCGCTAAACCTACCAAAAAGGGTAAATAATGAACATCAAGCCAATGTTTGACTGCGTGTATATCGAGCAAGAAGTCGAGAAGCACGATGGCTTACTGGTAGTACCAAGTTCTGAAAAGAAGCTGTCGCAAGGTGTGGTAGTCGCTGTTGGACCAGGCGTTCGCACGGATAGTGGCGATTGGATCAAATTGTGCCTAAATGTAGGTGACAAAGTTCTTTTCGGGGAGTATTCTGGTCAAACTATTAAGCACGATGGTAAAACTTTTCTTGCCATGCGTGAAAAGGACGTGATTGGAGTCTTTGATGGCGTATAACGGTGAAATGGCGACAGTCGGCAAAGTAGCCGATGGTGGCACTCCTAAAAAGGAAATGCTGTCCACGATGC